GAACAGGGAATTAACAGGGAAGTATTAGGGGAATCTAATTCCCTGATACGGACCTATTGCAGGAGGGACTTACCTTGGACGCCGAATCGATTCCTGAGGGAATCCAAACTGAACCCGCTGCTCGGCCCAACTCATAGGAACGTGTTTGCACAACTTCTCAAAGTTCAGATCGTGAGGCTGCCGTCCTTCCAGAATCGATTCGATGATGTCCGGCGCGAGGAGCGCGCACCCGAAGACTTTGCCGACATAACGTTCCGTCAGTCCCGCCTGTCGAGCCAGTGATCTCATGTCGAGCGCGTTTCCGTGAACCACCTTTTCATACCAGCCATGGGCTCGAGCAATAGCTTTTATCAACGAGGGTTTAGGATGCACGACCGAGACACTTGAGTTCGGCGGTACAACCAGATGAACTTCACCTCCAAACCGTTTTCGTTTTGCCTCGATGCTCAAACTGATGAGATCGTTTACGTCCGCTGGCTTTCGCCCGCGCAAGAGATTAGCGGTCAGGACCCTGCTCCCGTTCTCTAACAGCTGACGCAGGTCCTTCCTCCTGATCATGACCTCAATGCTGTTCTCCTGGATGACGACCCGTCGAAGGAAAGCAGAAAGTAGGTCCCGTAGGTCACTTGAAGGGAGAGACGGCAAGCGTACGGCAAGTTTCTTGGCAGCCGCAACCCGGTTTCTACTGATGGCGGGACTCTCCCCCTCCTGACTCAGCCGGTCGAATACTTCTGCGTCGGATTTCAGAAACGCCACAAGCTTTTCAGTGACTCGGCCTTCGAGTTCATGCGCAGGTACTCGGGTTGGTCCATTGCGTTCGCCGCCAAGACTCTTGATCGCGAGCTGAGAAACGTAATAGCGATATCGTCTCCCCCTCCTGATCGTGAACGACGGTGTGAAGCGATTGCCCGCGGCATCCTCGACTAGGCCCGTCAGCAGACTCGACGCCTGCTCTTTGGCCCGATTGCGATTCGTCTGAAGATTGCTGTTTAGCTGAGCCTGGACTTTGTCCCAAAGGTCCCGCGGTACGATGCCTTTGTGCTCTCCCGGATACGACTGATCGCGATGCCGGATCTCACCGATATAAAGACGATTCCGGAGGAGGGTATATAAGGCACCACGAGCGAAGGCAACTCCTCCTAGGCGGGCTCCGGTTCTGGTTACCCAAACCTTACTCCTGATGTTCTCACTACCGAGTTGCACTGCCAACTTGGAGACGCAGCCGACTTCCAGGTAAAGAGAGAAGATCTTGCAAACGAGGTCAGATTCTTTAGGGCTCGGAACGAGCTTCCTTCCTTCCAGATCGTAGCCCAGTGGTACGAAACCTCCCATCCACATCCCTTTCTTTTTCGATGCTGCGATCTTGTCTCGAATCCTCTCGCCCGTAACTTCTCTTTCGAACTGTGCGAATGAAAGCAGAATGTTTAGAGTGAGCCGGCCCATTGACGAAGTCGTATTGAACTGCTGAGTGACGGATACGAAGGAAACCCCTCGGGCATCGAGAGCTTCGACGATCTTGGCAAAATCGGACAGGCTACGGGTCAGACGGTCAACTTTGTATACGACAATGACGTTCACTTTGTTGGTTTCGACGTCTTCCAATAAGCGCTGCAGTGCCGGCCGCTCCATGGTTCCACCAGAGTATCCGCCATCGTCGTAGCGGGTGGGAACGACGCGCCAGCCTTCCTGTCGCTGGCTCAGAATGAAGGCTTCTGAAGATTCGCGCTGGGCGTCCAGTGAGTTGAAGGATTGCTCCAGACCTTCTTCCGAAGATTTCCGGGTGTAGATGGCACACCGCATGATGGGCTTGTATTCGAGACTCATTCGGCCTCCTTAAGTTTGCTGGTGCCTTGCTCGTTCTTGATTCCAAAAAATAGCGGACCTGACCAGCGGGTCCCGGTGATGAGGCGGGCGATCTCGGAGAGGCTTCGATATCGCACACCTTGATACTCATAGCCATTGGCTTCCACATTCACAAGATGAACTTGATCGCGCCACTGTCGGACGAGGCGTGTGCCTGGCCTAATCTGCAGTGCGGAAGGAATTGTCGAGTCCGAGTCTCTCTCGAAGGCTTGGCTGAGATGACGAAGGCGGCTGCCGCTGGCTGCGCTGAGAGATCCAAAGGTCTGCTCCTGAAGTCGATAAGCAAGGATTGGGATCATCAGATTTCTGCGCAGTTTCGGGGGCGGAGACGCATCGAAGAGTTGCTTCCATAGGTCGCGGAGAGCGACCCGACTCAGGGTGGGCAAGTCGGCAAGACGCTTTGCAGTCTGTTCCGACATAATAACCTCCAGTCGGACATTGACGCTTCCTTTGTAGCAACAGTCAAGTCCTCAATTGGGGCACTCTTGGCGACACCAAGCGTCAGGCCATCCGCGCGGAAAGGCATAAAACTCGCCTGCCTTCCATGCTCCAAGCACTTGCTAAGGGATTGTGTATTGGCCTTTCGGAATGGCTCCGCACCGCAGGCGCACGGATTGTTGCCGTGGTTGATTCTGGGGTCGAAAAAGTTTCTGTCGTTCACGCTGAACTAGTGGTAAATTGCACACGGCTCTAACACAAATTCGTGGGACGGGATGTCTACCGCAGGGTAGGGATGACCTGCTCGGATTGTGAAGGAGTCCAACCTTATTCGAGATAGGCGGGAAGCCTATACCCGGTCCGAGAGGGGCCACTCGAGTAACCCGAGGATGGGCGGGATGCCCATGGCCTCCTCGAAACTGACTCGCGATACCAGTCGAAAGGCTGGCACGCGGAGACTTAACTTCAAACAAAACTAATTCTGCGTGGCGCGTTGGCAGTACAGACTGTTGCCATGCGCGCCCGGGTGCCACGGTGCTGCATTGCCTCATTAGGTCAACCAGACCGTGTCTTCCTTCGCAGACATTCAAATCAGAGGAGACTCTCTATGGCATCGGTGCGCAGAAAAACAAGCGACAACGCTAGAAGTTGCCAAAACACGAACCCGTCTCTTTCGATCATTTATCGAGACATCGACGAGCTTCAGGCAAATCCAGAAAACCCTCGTCTCCACTCCAAGAAGCAAATTAAGCAAATCGCCCGTAGTATCGAAGACTTCGGTTTCAATGTTCCCTTTTTGGTCGATCGCAACCTGCGTTTGATTGCAGGTCATGGACGCGCCGAGGCTCTGAAGCTCCTCGGCATACGCAAAGTCCCGACAATTTGTCTCGAGCATTTGAGCGAATCAAAGGCCCGTGCATTCACGATTGCCGATAACAGGCTCACAGAAATTGCAACGTGGGACGATCACAAACTAGCGGAACAATTCAAGATCCTCACGGAGATCACGGTGGACTTCAGCCCTGAATCCACTGGTTTTGAGATGGCGGAGATTGATGTGATCATGGAGGGGCTTACACCCGCACTATCACAGGAAAAGGATCCAGCTGATGAGCTGCCGCAAATAGATTCAGAGTTGCGGGTAACTGAGGCGAACGATCTCTGGCTGCTCGGCCGCAGCCGGCTTGTCTGCGGCGACGCTCTGGATGAGCGGGCCTACTCTTTGCTGATGGAAGGCCGACGTGCAGGTTGCGTATTCATCGACCCGCCCTATAACGATCCCATCGACGGATATGTAAGCGGCTTCGGCAAGCTCCATCACTCCGAGTTCGCAATGGCCTCGGGTGAGATGAGCAAGACTGAGTTCACCGAATTCCTTCACAAGGCCATTTCTCGTCTTGTCTGCAACAGCACGGCGGGCGCGCTGCACTTCATTTTCATGGATTGGCGCCATATCCCAGAACTCCTCGCAGCCGCCGGGCGGGTCTATGCGGAGTTCAAGAATCTGTGCGTGTGGATAAAAGACAACGGTGGGCAAGGGTCCCTTTACCGCAGCCAGCACGAATTGGTGTTCGTCTTTAAGAGCTCCAAAGACAAACACAGGAACAACGTTCAGTTGGGTCAGTACGGCCGCTACCGTACGAATATCTGGCAGTACCCGCGGGTAAATTCCATGTCCAGATCCCCCGAAGAGGGAAATCTCACCGCACTACACCCGACGATAAAGCCTGTTGCTCTGGTCGCAGACGCCATCATGGACTGCACGGTGCGCGGAGACATCGTACTTGATTCCTTCCTAGGAAGTGGGACGACACTCATCGCGGCGGAGCGTGTCGGACGAATCTGCTACGGGATGGAAGTGGAAGGTCGTTACGTGGACATGGCCGTCCGTCGCTGGCAAACCGCCACAGGTAAGACGGCGATCCACGCGAAGTCAGGACGATCCTTTAGAGAACTGGAGGAGGTGGCACGTGGAAGACAACAAAAAGAACGCTAGTGGTTCTGAAACCGGATACGGCCATCCGCCGGTGAACATGCGATTCAAAAAGGGGCAGTCCGGCAATCCTCGGGGCCGACCTAAGGGAGGCCGCAGTCTCGCCACAACTCTCAATCGTGCACTAAGGGAGCGTGTGGTTATCAACGAAGGAGGCCGACGGAAGACGGTCACAAAGCTGGAGGCGGCCGTCAAGCAGGTCACCAACAAGGCCGCGTCGGGTGATCCAGTTGCAGGGCGGCAGCTTTTCACATTGATCCAGATTATCGAACAGCAGCCACAGGAGACCGGCACGGCGATCAATCGCTTAGACGACACCGATCAGAGAGTTGTTACGGGTATGCTCAAGCGCTTGAATCGCTACGCGAACGAAGGAGAGGATCAATGAATATGACGCAGGAGGAGTTTGATGCGCTCTTACGTACGGACCTTTGCACGTTCATCGAGCGCAGTTTTTATGAGCTCAATCCAGAAGCTGAGTATCTCCCCAACTGGCACATTGAAAAAATAGCTGAGGAATTGGAGAAGTGCAGGCGAGGTGAGACCAAGCGACTGATTATCAATGTGCCACCGCGTTCGTTGAAGTCTCACTGCGTCTCAGTCGCATTTGTTGCCTGGCTCTTGGCCCACAATGCCTCGGAACAGATCATTGCGACCAGTTATGGCCAAGACCTGGCAGACAAACACGCCCTCGACTGTCGAACAATAATGATGAGTTCATGGTATCAGCGAGCTTTTGCCACACGGCTCAACTCCACCCGGCCCGCCGTGAACGATTTCAAAACCACGAAAAATGGATTCCGCCTCTCGGTTTCCATCGGGGGCGCTGCCATTGGTAGAGGGGCACAGTTCATCATTATCGATGATCCTCTCAAGCCTGACGAAGCGCTTTCTGACACGCAACGAAAGGCTGTAAATGACTGGTTTGATCACACTTTAATTACTCGCCTCAATAACAAACAGAGCGGTTGCATCATCATAATTATGCAGCGCTTGCATGAGGATGATTTGGTTGGTCACCTCCTCGATCGTGGAGTGGGCAATTGGAAAGTACTACGATTTCCCGCAATCGCCGAAGCGGACGAAGTGCACGAAATTAGCGTGCTGTTCGGCGGTGTTCGTAAAGTGGTACGGCGTGCAGGTGAGGCCTTGCACCCGGAGCGTGAGCCGTTAAATGTCCTACAGGAGATCCGCCTTACGCAGGGTGAATACAACTTTGCTGGCCAATATCAGCAGGCACCGGCTCCGTATGGTGGTGGAATGGTCAAGTCTGAGTGGTTCAAAACCTTCAATTTGGAGGAACCCAATCTGCCGTTTCAAACGATTCTCCAAAGCTGGGACACCGCCAATAAGCCTGGCGAGTTGAGTGATTTTAGTGTTTGCA